TTCTCCTCCATGGCGTTGCCATTAACTACCAATACGTTTCTATTGTGTTCGTTTAAAAAGCGCCCTAGCACAGCCACAGAGTCCTCTGAGCTACATTCTTTTACCGTAGCTTGAACAGAACCCAGCGTAGTAACAGCCCACTGCTTAACACTATCTACATCAATACTATGTAAGCCTAACTTCTTAGCAATAGTAGCCCCTGTAAAAGCTGCGGCACAACAGGCTGAATAAAACCGTTGCTTACCTGTAAACTTAGCTACCTTATCAAACTCTTTTCTAGTAGACCTTAATAATGCTAGTACTTCAGGTAGGTTATCCACAACATAGGTCATATAGATTTCGCCAGCCATGCCATAGTTTTCAGGTAGCAACTCATCATACCAATAGTCAGACTCTTCTTTGGTTAAAGAATCATCGTTTTCAATTTCAAGTTCTATGACCCTATACAGCTCACCTTCTACTGAAGACCTGTGGTTTTTAAGTGCATCATATATACTGTTATTGCCTGACGTTACTGCGATAGTATTCCACTGGGTATTGTTTTTACGCAAAGTGTTAGTGTGTGCAGACAAACGGTTTTTACCTATGTTTTGAGATGTATCAAATAGAAAGTCACTTAAAGCCTCACCGTCCATATTAGTGATCTCATCTATTAACAAGGGCAAATGACGTAGCACTCCAAACCTATGGTACTTAGCAGCCATGGTATCTTTACTATTCATCATAGTCTTAATGGGATCACCCCATATACTACCTGCCATTTTCTGGGCGGTTGTTTTACCTACACCTGATGCGGCGTTAGTAAGATGCACAGTTACACTACCTAGCTTTAAAAAATTATAGAGAGGAGCACCGAACCCTAAAAAGAGTACAAACGCCCGTGCTTCATTGCCTTTCTTGTCATATAGGTTAGCTATGTTTTTCCATATTTCTAAAGACCCCTCACGCTGATACAGTGGAGTTACTTCGTCAGTTGATGCTGATGTAGGACTAAATAAAATTCCCTTATTTAAAGCTATTTCACGGCTACCCATGACGAAGCTAGTGTTATTATCGTGCCAACCAAAGTTGGCTCTTGCTTGTTCTGGTTTATCTTTTAACTCCGCTACCCAATCCTCTAAATATTTTTGTAATAACCCTAGTGTTCTAGGTGTTATTGCCTTATACACTCCGTGGAATGTAAGTAGCTCTTGGCATTTATCTCTTTTGCCTATAGTCGTCAGTGGGGCTATAAACTCTGTAACCTTTTTAGGCTCATTAGGACCTTGTGGCTCTATATGCACTATCTGTATGGAAGACCCTCCATGATGGGGATCATCTAATCGCTTCTTAACCCATAGGTCGTTTTCATAAATAACATCTTCTATTTGCTCCGGTACGTCCTCACCGTCCTGTACTTCCATGCTTAACTTAACAATACCACCAGAAGCCCGTCTAGCCCACCCGTAAGGATATTTATGTGGTGCTTCCATAGTTACGTTTTGTTGTAGGCTTTTATGGTCTACGTCTTCTATAACATTATCGCTTGGTGTTGCTAATTCTGTGTACTTACCTAGTTGTATAGGGCTAGTAATCTTACCTTTATGTATGCACCCTCTACATCCATCTGGGTAGTCCTTTTGAAACTCAAGGCAAGTGCGAGGTCCTTTAAATCGTGTAGTCTTATGATCTGTTTCATTAACTGAGTATCCAGGATGACCCTCAGATATATTGTGTATAGCCTCTGCGCTATCGGTACATGCGTTAGCTATGGATAATACAGCCCACCATAAAGGTTCTTCTAAAGTAGTCCGGTGCTGATCAGCGTAGAGTATCTGTGCACACCCTGCATTGCGTTCAAATATCTTAGTCTTAAAAACAATAGACTCGTTACCATCGCTGTCTGTAACCACAACCTTAACCTTTTCTTGATTAGGTATAAGCTTACGACTCTTACGCAAGATGATATCAAACTTACTAGGAGAAACATCACCCCCCATAAGGCTTTTAGTCAGCTCATCAGTGGTAGCAAGGTGTAAAGTATTATGGGTAATAGCTGGAGGTATAATCTCTGAAAAGTCTGCAAAAGAAATAGTCTCTGCCTGACGTCTAACATATACCCTTTTACTTTTAGTAATGTCTTTAGTGTTAACCGTATCAGGAACCCGTAAAATTCTGGCACCATCACCTGTTACACTGCTATCAGCATGAAATCCAAACTCGTGGGTTAGTTCCTTAAGTCTAATGCCTACAGGCTTCCATATGTTATAGGGCACATCTTCACCTAGCATCCAATACGCATGAAGACCGTTACCTGAATCAACTATGGTAGGTATAGGCAATTTTACGTTCCCACAAAACATATACAGGGCTTCTACGCCTTCTTTTTTATTCTTATATGACTTGGTAGGACCACAATCTACATCCACAAAGAATGATCGCTGGTAGGCGATATTTGATACAGTTGCTTGCTTAGTACCATCTACAAAAGTTGGGGTAGCAAAATAGGCTTCTCTGCCTTCTGCTACTAGTTGTTCTATATATTTATCGGCCTCATCTAAGTCAGTAAAAAACTTAGAGACAGGTGCGCCACGGGTCTGATCATAATACAGACCTCTTATATTGATGTAGCCCGAAGGACTATATATCTGATTGAAAAACTCTCTCCGCATCATAGCATTGCTCATCTAAAGTGCTACTAAAAAAGGGGTGTTGCCACCCCTAACCGGGATCGATCTTACTCTTCGTCATCGCCCCATTGACTAAGCACATCTGCCAAGTCTTTAGTTACAGCAGGAGTCGCTTTTTTCTCTCTAACTATAGGAGCCACTTCTTCAAACTCGACTACGTCAGGTGTAGCTTCACGGAACACAGGAGCTACTGGAGCTGCTATAAATGTTGTTGCTTTCTTAGTAGATGAACCAAAGTTAATGGTAGTGGCATCTATTGCTTGAGGGTCTTTTCCTAAGTCTAGAGCCACATCAATCTGGTCTAGGTTTAAAGGCTTAACAGCTCTAAAAGTCAACTTAGGTGTACTAGCATCAGGATCAAAACGTATCTCAGTTACGACACTAGATACAGTAAGGCCATTACCACCGATGAACTTAGCATAAGCGTTCAAAGGCATTTTGCCGTTCTCTACTTTACCAAATATTGACATAGCTGGGATATCCATTCTATAGATATCACTGTGCTCTTCTGGAGTACCTATAACCACAGCCAGTAAACGGTTGTATCGACAAGCTTTTGAAGTACCTTGACCTGAGCCATTGATATTCATAGGGCATGTCACACATAGACTAGCCTGTGGTTTTTCACAACTAGGACTTGGTTTAGCCCCATCAGATGACCAGCATACAGGCATCAACTTCTCACCGTCTTTATATGGTTGGTCATAATACTTACGACCTATATGATCAGAAGCATTGATAATGGTAACATCCAGAGAATGACCATCGCTTACTGATACTTCCTGACCGTCAACCACCATACGAAAACGTCCACTTCGGATAGAGATGTTCTTGTTACCACCGCTACTACCCATAAGGCTCTTGGTTAGGGCGTCTAAAGTTGTTGCACGAACGGGTGCTACTGCTCCTGCTTCACGAAATAATGTAATATCTGTAGACATCTTATATGCTCCTAATGGTGTTTGATTGTTTAATCAAGTCAGACAGTTCTGCCTTGCTGTATATATTTTTTCCTGACAGCCCTTTACGATAAGCCTTTATGAGTCCCTTATTTCTAAGAACTATTAAAGTCTGGCGACCCACCTTAAGGAGTGCCATTACTTCCGCAGTGGATAACCACTGGTCATCTTCGAGCTGATCATCATAGCCCTCATCTAAATTCTCGTCAAATGTCATTTCTATCTTCTCCTTTATTTTGCTTTGCGGACTGATACTGTGTACGCACTGTTACTGTTAAGCCCCATGGGCAGTTGATCTGGATTGTCCTCCAGAAATCTTTTCATATTACCTTGACTGATACGCTGCTCCATTAGATGCATAGCGTCATGCTCTTTTATGAAGGCGTACATACTGTTCCAGTCGTTAGTGGTAAATACAGTTCGCACATTACGAGACACAGTCCCGTGAATGGTTTTGATGTTAGTGGCACCTACCTCTTTCATTATTTCTAGCAGCTGACTAGACACCATCGCTTGCTGGTCTTTTAAAACATTATCTTGGTCCTCATAGGCACGTAAAATACGGCTTCTTTGGTCTCTTATCTTCATATACACTGACACTAATTTGTCAGCGGTTATCTGTACGTCCATCATATTCTCCTTGGGTTCTCTTACGAAGTTCGTAAGGTGGTGTAAATGTAGCATGGTTTGTTAAATAAGTCCAAATATATTTTTATACATATTTAGTAAAGTGTTTTGAGCCTCTGTTTTATTTGACAGACTTGTATAAAGTGACCGTTCTACAGAGCTTCCTACTAGGTGAACTACAGTACATGGGTTCTTTTGTCCCTGCCTGTGAACACGGGCATTAGCTTGAAGATAAGTCTCTGTACTGGTTATCGGACCCCACCATATTATAGTGTTAGCCGCATGTAGTGTTACCCCATGAGCCGCTGCTTTAGGCTG